CTGCCCAAGGTCGTAGACTTACGCCCCTTGAGTGCCATGATATCTGCTGCAAGATTGCTCAGTCAGTCATTGTGGGTGGTGTACGCCGCTCCGCTATGATCTCTCTAAGCGATCTAGCAGACCGTGAGATGGCTACTTGCAAGAGTGGTGCGTGGTGGCAAGCCTCAAGTCATCGTGCCTTAGCAAACAACTCAGCCATCTACAATGGCAGACCATCAATGGGTCAGTTCCTCGAAGAGTGGACAGACTTATACAACTCCCATAGTGGAGAGCGTGGTCTTTGTAATCGTGATGCAATGAAGGACATTGCAGTCAAGGCAGAGCGTGGTGAGGATCATTACTATGGGACTAACCCATGTAGTGAGATCATCCTACGCCCTAATCAATTCTGTAATCTATCTACTGTTGTTGTCAATGCAACTGATACACAAGAGTCGTTAGAAAAGAAAATTGAAATGGCTACCATCATTGGTACTATCCAAAGCATGTTTACTTACTTCCCTTACCTATCAAAGGATAAGACATGGCAGGATAACTGTGAAGAAGAGAGACTGCTTGGTGTATCCATGACAGGTATCTTTGACAACAAGTTAATGTCCGGTCTACTGGGACATGGCAGACTTAAGTATGTCCTTGAGGATCTACGAGAGACAGCCATCAAAACTAACCTTGACTGGTCTAAGAAGCTAGGTATCAATCCAAGTAAATCAATTACTTGTATTAAACCAGAAGGTACAACTTCATGTCTTGCTTCGTCAGCCAGTGGATTACATCCCCGGTATGCTGAGCATTACTTTAGAAGAGTCCGTATCGACAAGAAGGATCCACTCTACTTCATGATGAGAGATGCCCAAGTACCAGTAGAAGATTGTGTAATGAATTCAGATTCAACTGCAGTCTTTACCTTTGTTCAGGCTGCTCCATCGGGATCACTAACTCAGAATGAACTATCAGCTATTGATCATCTTAACTTATGGTTAACTTATCAAGAGCACTACTGTCAGCACAAGCCAAGCATTACTGTTAACTATGCTGACAATGAGTTTCTTCCTGTAGGTCAGTGGGTGTGGGATAACTTTGATAAGATTTCTGGTATATCTTTCTTACCTAAGTCTGATCATGTATATGCACAAGCTCCCTTTGAATCTATATCGCTAGAAACATATAATAAATTTCCAGTTATAGATGTAGACTTTAACAATCTATCTCTCTATGAAAAGACTGATACAACAACATCATCTCACACCTTAGCCTGTACTGCAGGAGCTTGTGAGATAATTGATCTAAGGGGATAAACAATGGCAAGACAAAGACAAACATTAGCTGGAGCAACAACAGCTCTTGCAAATTACAATACACAACTAACAGAACTAAATACAGATATTTCTGGTGTGCAGGGTGGTATTTTAAACATGGCAGATGTAGGACAAGGATCCTACTATAGTACTACTAAAGAAACTGCTCTGACCAAACAAGACTTGCCTAACTTTTCGGATATTTATAACCCGATGTATGCAAAGATGAAAGATGTTCGATTTACTGTAGGTGATGATATAACTACAGCAAACAACGATGCTGCTTTCTATGTCTTTAATCCAGAGACTGAAGCAAAAAGACAAACCGATATGCAAATTGATGTTGTTTCTAAACAGAACGAAGAGTTTGAACAGCAACAGCAACGCATTACTGAGTTTGTAAAACAATCAGGCGAAGCACAAATGGCTGGTGTTTTAGACCAATACCTTGCATCAGTAACAAAGAACGCAAACACAGGTGTTATTAAAAGCACAGATGCTGACTTTGATATAAACGCATATGCAGCAGCTGGCAATAGAAACAGAAGTTCTAGTATAGTTAATGGAAATAAAATTTATAGCTATAAAGCATCCGAAGAAGTGGCTGCTGCTAGACTACAGGCTTTTAGAGATGCAGAAACCCTGCGCTTTAGATCCGATCCTACTATACAAACAGCTCAGGCTACTATATATGCAGCAACACTTGCCGAACAGCGAAAAGAACTAGAAAAAAAAATTACTGATGCTGCTAACGCTGTAAAAAAACTCACACAAAAGCAACTTGACGCTGCAATTAAGGCTGCACAGAAAGCAAATAGAAACAGATGATTACTAATATTGAACAAGCAAAAATGCGTTTAACTATTTCGGCACCAATAGATCTCCCTGAAGTTAAGCAGTTAATCAAAGATCTTTATAATCAAATAGAAGAATTAAAAAATGAGATCAGAAAAGTATCCGAGAATAGATCCAGACCTGATAAAAATTCTGGAAGAACTGTACAAGCCCCTTGAATACGATGCTGACTGTGAAGAAAGCAAGTTTGCAAGACGATCTGCATTTAGAGCAGGGCAAATAGAAGTCGTAAACAAATTAAAAGCTGTGCTAAAGCAACAGCAAGGAGGCAAGTAATATGGGTGGAAGCCCTAGTATTAGTGGTGGTATGACATACAAAGAACAAAAGCAGTTAATGGAAGACGAACGCAAATTCCAAAAGGAACAAGAAGAAGAGCGTAGAAAAGCAGCAGAAGATTCCGAGACTCGCCGTGTTGCTAGAGAAGCTATTGCTATGGCTAGAACCAAGGCAGATGAGCAAGCAGCAGTTCAGACATCCACTGCTGCAGAACAAGAAGCAATTATGGAAGCTCAGTCACAGTCTGAAGCACAGAGTACTAGAGGTATTCAAGGTGGTAACGCTAAGGCATTAGATTTTTATTCCGCATTATATAATGGTGTATCTACATAAAGGAGTGTAAATGAAAAACAATCTTGTTGAACGCTTCCGAATGTTAGATGCAATGCGAACATCTAAACTATACCGTGCTCGGCTATGTGCCGCACTAACTGTTCCAAGTCTTCTTCCACCTTCGGGTTGGACGGAAGAGATGGAACTACCACAGCCAACATCCTCTGTTGGTGCGAGAGGTGTGACTTCATTAGCTAGTCGAATGCTGTCAGCAATGATGCCTTTGAATGACACACCCTTTTTTAAATTTGGTCTTCGGTCTGGTGTAGAACCAACCGCAGAAATTGGACAGTATCTTGAGACTATGAGTTATCAAGTCTATCGCAAACTTATTGGTACTAACCTAAGAGAAACAATCTTTCAAACAATTCAAAATTTAATTGTAGTTGGAGATTGTTTAGTACATGAGATGGATGACTTTAAGTTTAGAGTTACCCGTCTAGATAACTATGCTGTACAGCGTACCGTTGCTGGAGATGTCAATGAAATTATTCATATTGAATATGATCTTGTAGATCCAGAGGCAATTAGCCCATACTCCTCTTTACCCGAATCCGCTAAGAGAGGTTACAAAAAAACATATTGTCAATATCTCAAGGAGGATAATCTATGGAAGTACACAAAGGAAGACGGAGATGGCAACCTACTGACAAGCGGTGTCTACGAAGTATGTCCTGTGACGGTCTTACGGTGGTACGGCATACCCGGAGAAAACTACGGGAGATCGCACTGCGAAGATATCCTAGGCGACCTATCAAGTCTTGATGGTTATACTAAGGCACTGCTTGATGGCATGGCAGCAGCCTCAGCCTTCTGGATGGGTATTGATCCATCTGGTATTACTGAGGTAGATGATGTTTCTGATGCACCCAATGGCTCATGGATTCCCGTGAGACAAGCCGATGTGTTCGTACTGTCACCATCACAGACAATGAACCCACAGATCTCAGCCGCTCAGACCGCTGTTGAAACTATGCGTAGAGAGATTGGTCAGGCATTCTTAATGTCTGCCTCCTCACTACCAAGTGGCGACCGCGTGACTGCTACGGCTGTTCGTATGATTGGTTCTGAACTTGAGACAGTCTTAGGTGGAGCATTCAGTGCTATCGCTAGAGATCTCATGGAACCAATTGTCAAGCGATCTGTATTTTTAATGATTGAAAACGAAGAACTTGATACAAGAATGTATGAACAGTTCTTTGATGATGAAGGTGTATTATCTATTGAAGTAATTACTGGTCTTCAAGCCCTAAGTCGTGACACTGATTTGCAAAAGCTTATGCAGATGGGCGAGATGGTTCGCAATCTACCTGAGCAAGCAGCTGCTGCGTTTAAATGGGAAGAGTATGCTAGAGCGTTGATTACTTCTCTTGGCTTTGATGCCCGTAATTGGGTACGATCAGCTGAAGATATTCAGCAAGAGCAGATGATGATGCAACAGCAACAGGCTCAACAGCAGATGACTCAGGCTTCTACACAAGCAACTGCTGGAGCAATGGGTAATATCATGGCACAAGCAGGACAACAGGATCTCGCACAAAATGGTGGACAAGGTATCATGAATGTTCTACAGAACTCAGGTGCTGATATGTCTGCATTTACAGGAGGACAACCTAATGGCTAAGAAAGTTAATAAGGCTAGTATGCCTTGCAATAAACCTCGCAAGTCTCCTAACCCTGCTAAGAAGCGGGTTGTAAAAGCTTGTGCTAATGGGCAAGAAAAGATCATTCATTATGGGGCAGCAGGTTATGGTAACAACTATAGTACTGAAGCTCGTAAGTCTTTCAAGGCTAGACATAAGTGTGACTCAGCAAATAATAAACTCACTGCTAAATACTGGGCATGCAAAGACCTATGGGGTGGACCCGGTAAGTCTAAGACATCATGTCCCAAGAATAGAAAATGTAAGTAACATGGCTAAAGCTAAATCCATGTGTACAGCCAAGGGTGTTGCCGCTAAGAAAAGTAGTAAAAAAACAAAATGGTAGATAAAGGAAGTTAGTATGACGCAGCGCAATCGAACATGGGATTCAGATCTACCAAATTGGACACTAACAAGAAATCGTACTCTTCCTCCAGTAGGAGGCGATGGTTCTACCTTATCATTAGATTTTAGTAGAGGAGTAATAGATCCACGAGTTAAGTATAGTAGATCAGGTATTGCAACAGGTATTAATGCAAGTGGTTTTGTTAATTATGTTGTTCAAGATCAGCCTCGCTTTTCTTATCAACGAATTGGTAATACTTTTGTATCCCAAGGTTTGATAGTTGAACAACAATCTTCTAATCTACTAACTGGTAGTCAGACTTTTGCTACCTCAGGTGGAGCCACATACCTTTGGACTGATGTAAACATCACTAGAACTGCTGGACAAATCTCACCTGATGGTACTGCTAATGCTATTCGCTTTACAGCTAATGCTGCCAATGCAACTCTTACTCATGGTCTTGCTACGGCAAAGCCAAACACACAGCGTGTATGGTCAGCATGGATTCGACGCGTAAGTGGCACTGGAGACTTTCAAGTTTCCCACACCATTGGTTCTCCAACATGGGGAACAGTTGTCATTACTAGTGAATGGGTTCGATATCAAGGATTAACTAATGCAACTCAACAACAGATTGCATTCCGTATTGTTAACAGTACTGACTCAGTTGAAATCTGGGGAGTACAACTTGAGACTGGAACTGTTGCCTCTTCATATATACCTGTAACATTAACTTCTCTAACAAGAGGACAAGATCAAGCAATTATAAAAGATGGGGATTTTACTTCATGGTTTAAACAAGATGGTACATTGGTTATTAATTATTTCCGTGGTGTAGTGGGTGCTGGAGATCGTACTGTTATTAGTATTGGTGCTTTGGAAAATGCATTTATACAACTTAGACATGCTAGTGGTTCTGTCAATAGTACAGTCTTCTGGACTTATGGTGGTATCACTGTTGCAGGACTAACTGGTAATTTAAATAAAACAGCTATTGCCTTTGAAAGTGAACCATCAATAGTCCGTATCTCTACAAATAGTAGCGTACCTGCTATTGGTGTAACAACTGATTTCTTCTTTAGTGAAGTTTTAGTCAATAATCCATATATGAATATTGGTTCTATGGCAAATTTAGTTCCAACTTCATTTACAAGTTTTTTAAACAGTGGTATCCAATCAATTACTTTCTATCCACAAGTCTTTACAGACCAAGAACTACAAGATTATACAAAGGCATAACATGGCAAAGAAAACATATAAATGTAACTGTGGTAAGACCACTACATGTACGGGTAAAGACGCTACAAAGATAGTATACCCCAAAAAGAGTAAATAAATATGCCGTTTAAATCACAACAACAACGCAAATTTATGTATGCTACTAATCCCAAACTTGCAGCCAAGTTTGAGAAAGAAACTCCTAAGGGTAAACTACCTAAAAGAAAGACAAAAAAGAAATGATTCATACACACACAATGACACAACTCAAGACAGTCCAAGAGCCAATGAAGCTCCTGTCTACAACCAACCTTATCAATGTAGCCATTCCGGGACTCAGTGATGATGTTGAGATTGTAGAAAACTCTGACTCCCCTCAGGCTAGAGAGAAACTCTGGGAGAGATGCTTGGAGTTAGAGAATGTAGTAAATAAAGTTGATGTGGCTAGTATCCGATTCTTAGGTACACCACAATCTAAAGACTCTGTATATAATAAACTAGGTGGGATTTACCCCACCGTTAAGTTTCCGGCTGTCATGCCAGACTTAACTAACCCCGAAGAGATAGAAAATGTTGATGAATATATTCTTGGTCTGGGCTTTGAGCCGGGAGAATCGACTCAGCCTGAAAGATTTCCCACAGAAAAGCTTGCTGAAATTGAAGCGAAGATTGGTCCGACCAACTTTGACTTACACTACAAGCTTAAGACATCGACTTCAGATGTCAAAAGATACCCCCTTAGATTAGAAGATTTAATTGTATTAGATGTAGATCCACAGGTCTTCCCAGTCAAGGTAGTTCATGCTAAGAGTGTAGTCAATAAAAG